TCTTGTTATATGGAGCCGGATAGCGGTAAGTATTTTATGGCAGGGCCAGGATTAACAGATATTAATTATCAAATTGTTATATGTGATTTAAATGATACAAGCGGTAATCAATATGTGTTTAATAAAGGTGATATTGCTATTATTGACTCTGTGAGCTATAAGCTTGACGATGCCGATGATTTTGAGAAACCGGGTATCCCTCATTGGGAATTGCATCTTACTGGCGGTGTTCTGTAATGGGTGGAAGAGTAGAAGTCAGAGGACTTGAAACAGTCATAGCCAATTTACGGCAAATGACGGAAAGACAGAAGTCACATTTAGATGCGGCTTGTAAGCTGGCGGCAGGAATATTATACGAAACTGTAATGAGAAAAGTTGAAGTGGTGGATGAGCATGATTTAATAGCTCTAAGCCACTTTTTTGCTGTTAATAAAGACGGTAAAACTTCTTATATCGGGGCGTATAGCACGAAAATGGGAACCGACAGCGGCCCACACCCGGATGAATTTGTGCATATTCAAGGGGGATTGCTTTACCAATCGGTAGAGCAGGTTTGCGAACGGAACGGCGATAAAGTCATTATTGCTGTAGGGGTTCGCGAGGACAAAGTCCCGTATATTAAATATCTGATTGATGGGACAAGCCAAATGAGGCCTAGAGACTTTTTAGGCCATTCGTGGATTGAGAAGAAGGATGTTGTGCTTAGTATCATTAAAAACGCTTTGACAGTCGGCGGTTCGGCAAGGAGTAGGTAACAATGGATTCTATAAAAGCTACGTTCAGAACTACGTTTTTGGCGTGTACCGACTTAACTTCTATTGTTAATACAAGAATATACCCCAAACATATTTCTGGGGTTGAAAACCCTATTTTCCCTTGCATAACAATTAGTTTCGAAAAAGTTGAAAGCAATTGCAATGAAGTATCAGAGGACGGATACTACGTCATAGATATTTGGTCAAAAAATGGAAACAGCGAATTAACTTCAATCCACAATTTGATCAAAAAGTTAATTAATAAAAAACGGTCTTTAGGCGGCGGTATAGTGTACTGCCGCCTTTATCATGCGAATGACGATTTATATGAGGAAGATACGAACACGTATCACCTTTGTAGTAAATACCAGATTACAAGTATGGATAACTTCAATTAAGGGGGAAGAATAAATGGGTAATAGTAAGGGCCAGCAGTTTTCCTTTTCGTCCGGCAATCTCTTTGTAACTGATTCTGACGGAACCACAAGAGAATTGTGCATTCTGCAAAATGCAAGCCTTAATTTTGCTACTACTAGTAAGGAACTACAAGATACTTACAAAGTAGCAAAATTGATCGCTCTTGCAAGTATGAAGGTTACAGGAAAATTTGAACCTGCTGAATGGCGACCAGAAGCAATGAGTTTAGGGTTGTCCGGTGTTGGTACTATCTCAAAAGGGCAATATTTGCTGTCTAATGAAGAAACTCAAGCCATGTCTAGCACAACAACCACTTACACCGGGAAATATGCAAGCGGCTTCAAGAAAGACATGGGCGTAGATAACATCACAAGTTCTACCGCTAGAATTAGCATGAGTAAGTTTACTGATTCTACGCTTGGTACAGTTGGAACTGTAACATTGGGAACCAGTTCAGCGGGTGGTAGTATTGAAGCTGGTACTTATTATGTAAGATGTGCGTATGTAACGGAAGCATTGGCAAGCAAATTAACGCTCGATACTCAGGCAGCAAGTATGACCCTTGATGCTGATTATGGCGTTACGGCGGCAAGCACTGCGGTAAACACCGGAGCTTTAACTACTACGACCAATGAAATTACCGCAACTGTTACGGCTAATGATAGTGCTGGCGGCTATGCGTGGTATGTAGGCAGTGCGAGTGGTTCTGAAACATTGCAGGTCGTTACCAGCACTAATACTGTTACATTAACCCAAATTGTATCTGGCGGCGATTCTGCTTCTGACAGTGATTTGTCGGCGGTTGTTCCTTGTGGATACTATAAAGTTGCCAGTGGTGTATATTCTTTTAATCCTACCGATTGTGCGGACGGATTAGAAGTAAACCTTAAATATATGTATAAAACGACTACCTCAGGCGGCAAGATTATTACGTTAACAAACCAGAAACAAGGTCTTGCGACTTATTTCCAGATGTTCCTTGGTGGCACGCTTGTTAATCAGATGGGAGTAAGTCAACAGGCAAATATCTATCTTGGTAGTGTTGTTTCTAATAAGTTAAGTTTAGCCTTTAAGATTGGTGATTTTAACTATCCGAGCTATGAATTTGAAGCATTCTCCGATTCGTCCAATTCCATAGGCTGGTTATCAATCGGTGGCTATGCGTAATTAAATAATTAAAGCCCTGCATTTTAGCAGGGCATATTTTTTTATATGAGAGAAAGGTTGTGCAAATATGGATAATGAAAATACGGAAAACAAAACCGTTGAAAGTAAAGTTATTAAGCCTAGATATAAAGGTGTCCCTATAGAAATCGGCGGGAAAGAATATATAATGCCGCCATTAAGTCCTATTGCTTATAGGGAGCATGACGCATTGGCTAAAATAGAAAAGATTGAAAGCACAATGCTAAAAACAGGCATACTGGATGGCGAAAGCTATGGGGCTTTAATGGAATTAGTAGTATTAGCATTGCAGAGAAATTATCCTGATATGACGATGGAATTTTTGGATGAAAACTTGGAAGATGCTTTTTCGCTTATTTTTTATAAAAATGATTTGATAGTGCAAAGCGAACGCAATAAAAAAATCATGGCTGAAAACGCAAAAAACGGCCTAAAGCAGATGGCAATGAAGACTCAGAAGTAGAAGACGACTGGGATTATATATATTGTATGTTGTCTGCTGAATTTCATTATAGTCGCGATTATATTGATTGGGGTATGGAGCTTGCGGAGATTGGGGCGTGTATTCGTTACCACAATGATAATCCGCCGGCGGGCAAGGTAATTCTAGAATTGGTTAATGCGTTTTTGGGTGATGAAGATAATAGCAATAATAATCGTCACCGCTCTTCTGGTAGTAGCAAATCGGAAATGGTACAAAGTAACAGTTTGGAAGCACTTGTTAGTTGTTGGACTGCGGCTGGAGGTAGTATGCAGTAGACAGGGGGTGAAAAGAATGGATGATTTAGGCAGGTTTAAGATAGGCGCAGAAATTGATGTTTCTGGCGTAGAAGCTGGCATGAATCAAGCTATTAGCATTTTGAATAATTCTGTTAATGCTATGAAAGCGTCATTCGAAGGAATACAAGGTTTTTCCGTTTCTTCAATGTCAAATGCAGCTAATAGTGTTGTTGATAGCGAAAGAAAGATTGAATTATCCACGGAACAGATGGCAAGCAAAATCAAGTCAGAAACGGATAATGTAAAAAATAGTTTTGGTTCTATCCATTCGTCGGCTGGAAGTGCGGGAACGGCCATTTCGGGAATCAATCAAAGCACGTATAGCCTTGGTTCTTCGTTGAATATCTTTGACACAATGAAATCAAAATTAATCGGGTTAGCGGTTGGCGCGGTTGGCGTTGGTACAGCGTTTGCAACGATCAAGGAAGGCATTAATTTTGATAGTAAAATTCAGCAGGCGACAATCAGCTTTACAACTATGTTAGGTAGTGCCGAAGCGGCTACAGACATGATTGAGAAATTAAAAAAGTTCGCGGCTGATACTCCATTTGAGTTCCCAGATTTACAAAATGCGGCTAAAAGGATGCTAGCGTTTGGTTTTGCAGCTAATGATATTTTACCAATGCTGAAATCGGTTGGTGATGCGGCGAGTGGCCTTGGCATGAGCGGCAAAGAGGGCGTTGATCGTATTGTCTTGGCTTTAGGTCAAATGAAGGCTAAAGCCAAGGTGTCTGGCGATGAAATGCTTCAATTAACCGAAGCGGGTATTCCAGCGTGGGATATTTTGGCGCAATCAATGGGTAAGACTACGGCAGAAGTCATGAAATTAGGGGAAAAGGGTGCAATTCCTGCGGATAAGGCTATACAGGCATTAATTGCCGGGATGGAGCAACGTTTCCCCAATATGATGGACAAACAATCTGCTTCATTTGAAGGCATGATGTCTACTATTAAAGATAATTTCGAATTTGTTATCGGAGATATTGTTCAACCGGGATTTGATTATTTAGCACAAAATGTATTGCCAAAAGTAACTAGTTCGATGGATAATTTTTCGAACGCTATGAAGTCAGGCGGGTTGTCGGCGGCGTTTAAGACCATATTTTCTCCGGTGTTGGTTAATGGCTTTGTCGGTGCTGTAAAAATGGCTTATGGCGGCTTGCAGATATTGCTTAGTGTTGTTAGTGCGTTAAGTCCTGTAATTATGGGGCTTGGTGTTGCTTATGGAGCGGTTAAGGCGGCACAGATGGCTTCGGCATTGTGGACGGGATTGCAAACCATTGCCTATTCGGTACAAACCGGAACAGTCGCTTTAACAGCGGCAGGTACATGGGCTTTCTCAGCGGCGAATGACGCGGCTACACTATCTGCAATAGCTACCACGGCGGCTACTGAGGGGTTGTCAGCGGCGTTTACAGCGTTGACAGCAGTTATGGCTATTAATCCTATAATTCTGGCAATATCGCTGGCGTTAGCTGGTTTGGCACTTGCGGCTTATGAAGTGACAACACATTGGGAAGGATTCAAAGAATCCGCAATTAACATTTGGAATGCCGTTGTTGATTTTGTAGCAGAACACATAGCGGCAATAATTGCTTTATTTCCTGGACTGGGTGCTGGTATTTATTTAATTTATAATTATTGGACTCCGGCAATGGAAATGATTAAAAAGTTATGGAATATGCTTACTGATTTTATTGGCGATTGTGGAAATAAATTATCTGAAATATGGAATCAAATATGCGATGGATTTAATGGTTTTGTTGATCGGATTGGCGATGGAATTAGCGATTTAAAAAACGAGTTTTCAGATATTGTTACCAGCTTTTTGCCTAGTTGGGCAAATGATTTTTTAGGTATATTGACGGATATGGGCAATAAAGCGGTGACAAAGTCCGCAGAAATAGGTTCGGCAATAAGAAACAATCTTTCTATTAAACCAGCGGGCGGTTCGGCGGCTGACCTTAAACGGTCGGAGGACACGAATACATTGCCGCCGGTTCAAACATTCGATAGTAGCACACCCACGGTAGATAGCGGTGTGGACTGGTCTGGCATTGGTGATGGCACAGGCGGGAAAACAAAAAAAGACAAAACCGCAAAAGAACATAAAGATAAAGAAAAAACCGAATATGAGCAAAAGAAAGAAGAATATGAATATGCAGTAACACAAGCTAAATTAGAAGCGGTTTCTAGCGGTAAGAATTTTAATTACAATGACCAGCTTTATTTATATCAGGGTTATTTGGCTAATGTCAAAAAGTTGGATGATGATAAGCACCATGAAACCCTTGATTATGCAAAGAAAGAGACTGATTTAATCAGGGAAAATCTTGACGAGCAATTAAAGCTAAAAATTGCAAATTTCCAACGTGAGGAAGCGTTAAAAAGCATCGTACCTGGAGATATTGATAAGTCAAAGGAAATCGTCCATAAACGAGAAGGTGAAATAACTAAAAAGGTTGACGATGGTCAAGATTTATCATCCCAAGAATTAAAGATTTATGAAAAAATGCAAGAATCAAAGAATGCCTCGGCTGGTTCTTCAACAAAAATAAATGCTGATAAAGATGAATATAGCCTCATGGCGGATGAAAATAAAAAAATGATGGATGAGAATGCAAAAATAATGAAATCCGCTGGGCAAACACAAATTGAAGCACAGACAGCAGTGTATGAGGAATTAAACGCCAAGGGGTTAATCTCTAACCAGCAATTAATACAAAACAAAATAAGCGCATTAAATCAATCGTTTGCTTTGACTAAGGCCAATTTAGAAAAAGAAGCAGCATTGCAAAAATTAACATATGCGGACTTAGAAAAAGCATACAAAAATTTTTGCAATGCTAAAACGGATGCAGAACGACAGCAGATTATGGAATCCGCTATTTTAAATGCCAAAGATAAAGAACAGGCATTGAAATTGTGGGCTGAAATGCAGACGGCTTTCCAAAATAATACCAAACAACAAATTGCATTAGATAAGCAACAGACAGAGGAAAGACTAAAGAATGTAACAAAACTAGTAGATGCAGTATCTAGCGGCCTTGGACAAATGACCAAAAACCTTGTCACCCATGCTAAAGGGTGGAAGGCATCATTAGTGGCGTTGCGGACAAGCATTAGCTCTGTGTTGGCTGGTATGGTACAGGACTGGGTTACGTCAAGAGTAAAGATGTATATCAATTCCTTGATTTATAAGGAAAAAGAAGTTAAAGCTGTTAAAGCTGCAAAAACTCAGGAAGGTGCTTTGGGGAAAGCCGGGGCTACAGATGCAGCTACTAGTTCTGCAACGGCGGCAGAGAGTACAATTAGCAGTATAGAATCAGTAATGAGTTATTTGTTGATTGCGTACGCTCTTTATTCGGCTATATTTGGCAGTAGCTCTGATTCTACTTCTGATACCTACAGCCCATCTTCTAATTATCGACAAACAGGGACCGTATATTCTAGTTTGCCGAGTTATGATGTTGGTACATTAGAAGTTGCAAAAGATCAAGTGGCGCAGATACATGCTGGAGAAACGATTATCCCGAAATCGTTTGCTAGTGGCGCGCGAGATTTTATTGCTAATGGTGGCTTTAATCAGCAAAACAATAATAATACTTCTAGTCAAAGGGTTTCGCATAACATTTCTAGTAATCAAAATATCAATGTTTCTGCTCTGGATGGTTCTGGTGTTAAAAAGGCATTATCAAATAATGCAACCGAAACGAAGCAAGGTCTTTATAAAGCAGATCGTAGTCTAAGTATGGCTAATCAGAGCAGATGGGGCAGACCATAAAGTTAAAAGCCACCAAAATTTGGTGGCTTTTAACTTATTTCTTTAACTGAGATTCATCAATCACTATTGCTGGACTTGTTACTGAGTAATAATTTGGTGTTGGGTTATTACCTATTAACATTTTCATTGTAACAGTAGCCGTGGTTGTCCTATCTTTGCGGATGGGTTCTGTATTTATGTGCCAATCATCATCTGATGAAGTTTGAGTTGTTCCATACCTAACGCTTGATATATTTAAGGTTTTTCTAATTGTTTGTCCAGGAGGAATTAAAGTATCTGGAGTAGCAGATGGGTTTCCGGCGTCTTTAAATTTCATTCCATCCAAAAAAGGAATACCGGAAAAATTTCCTATGGTTAAATTAGATTCTCCCCATTTTATAATTGCAACTTTATCGGTTGCATTATGAATTGAAATAGTTACAGCTTCAATACCAGGATGAAATGCGAACATATTAAATAGTCCCTGCTTTGAGTAATAGTAATCTGAACTAGTTCCTCCGTCTGCGGTAGATACAGTGAATGAAACGATTTTAACTGTAACATTATTATCCAAAAGTACTTCTTGTGGAGTTTCCGCAAAAAAGGCCGCATCAATAAGTTGGTTAACATTGGGGCTTGCGAAAGTAATGGTGGTTTGCACCAACAGGAAACACATTAAAAACAATAATAGCAATTTTTTCATCAATTCACGCTCCTTTTTGTAAAAAATTCAACAAAAAAGTAAAATTTCCTGTAAAAGGAAGGCGAATTTATATTGAGCGACGATATTTTCCCCACTCTTTCCGGTAGGGCTTTGGGTATTAAGAAAAAGCCTGCGTTTAGTACCATCTTGCAAACATCAGTCAATAAGATAGACAGAGCTATTAGCTTAAATCCGTATCCTATCTGGACTTTTACGTTGGGATACAACTATTTAAAAGATGAATCTTTGGCAACCGATGATATACAAAGTATCATCGGTTTTTTTCTGAATCGGTATGGCAAGTACGACACATTCCTCTATCTTGATGAGAGAGACAATACCTGCACTTTGCAGACGTTTGGAGAAGGGGACGGAAGCACTACGCAGTTCACCCTTTGCCGTAGCTGGGGAAACTTTGTTGAACCTGTCAATATAGTGAGTGCGCCAAAAGTTTATATTAACGGCGTACAAACAACAGACTTTACATGGACAACTGAAGGGGTAATTACTTTTACCACAGCACCAGCTGACGGCGCTATTTTAACGTGGTCGGGAACATATTATTTCCGGTGTCGGTTTACTGATGATGAATTAGAATATGAGGAAGTTTGTGATGCGGTTTGGCAAGCTCCAACGGTTTTGTTTAGATCGGTGGTGAATAGTTCGGCATGAAAACAGTAAGTAGCGAACTATTAGCCCTGTTGACTTCGGCAACTCAGCTTTGCATTATCGATCTGATTACCTTCACACTTACTGATGGTACTGTTTTTCGGTATACAACGTTGCCGTACACATTCAAAGTTGGCAGTTATAACTATATTCCTTTTGCCTGCGATATTGGCAGTCTAAAGCAGAGTATTGGTTTTAATGTAGATTCTAGGGATTTGACGGTCTACTACAACAGTAACGATGCTATCACATTGAATGGTTCGAGTACGACACTAGCCAAGGCAATACGGGCAGATGCTTTTAATTATGCGGTATGCGAACATTCTCAGGTGTTTATGACGAAGTGGGCGTTTTCCGTAAGTGAAACGTACAAAATGATTATCTGGAAAGGCCGTTTACAGGTTGATTCGGCAAGTAGAAGTGTGGCTACTTTAAAAATAAAGTCATTCACTGATATTTTGACTACTAAAACTCCGCCGAATCTCTACCAGCCGGGGTGTATCAACTGCACGTATGGTACTGTTTGCGGCCTAGATGAAGATGAATGGACAACCTCATACACCGTTTTAAGTGGTTCAACTAAAAACACCATTTATGTGTCATGCGCAAAGGAAGCAAGCTATTATAAGGGCGGTTATGCTAATTTTACGAGCGGCAATAATTATGGGACATCAAAAACCATAAGATCACATGCTTATAATTCGAGTACAGGAATAGCGACAATTATTCTTATGTGGAATCTAGCGAGTGCGCCGTCTGCTGGCGATAAAGTGAGTCTTATTGCTGGTTGCGATCATACGATGTCGCTTTGCAAAAGTCGATTTGATAACTACGATAACTACCGCGGGACACCATATATTCCGACTCCTTATGTAAGTGTATAGAAGGTGATTATGATGGATGATTTAGAACAGCAACAGCGGAATGCAGTAGTAAAAGAAGCGAAAACATGGCTAAAAACGCCTTATCATTGGCAGGGCAGAGTAAAGGGCGTTGGTGTGGATTGTGGTTTATTAATCTTAGAGGTTTTCGAACGATGCGGGTTAATAGATCATGCCGATGTGCCGCATTATTCTAACGAATGGCACTTACATCATGGTGAAGAAAAATATCTTAGATGGGTTGAACGCTATTGTCATGATGTTACAGGGCGCGAGCCTTCCCCCGGTGACATTATTTTGTATCAATATGGCAGGTGCATTAGCCACGGGGCTATTGTTATTAATTATCCTACGATAATCCATTCTTTTTTGAATTATGGTGGCGTTGTTTATGGTGATGCAGAGCAGGATGTTTTAAAGAAGAGAATGAAGGCGGTATATTCGTACTGGTGAAAAGAGGTGGTTAAGTAATGGGTGGTAGTACCAACGTAACCACAGGGACAAAATATTCAGATTTAGACATAACCTCGTCAAGTTTTGGCGTTCCTATAGCGATAGTATTTGGCACTCATAAGGTATCTGGCAATTGCATCGATTATATCGACTTTACCCGTGTAACGAATACAGAATCAAGTGGCAAGGGTGGTAGTGTAACTTCTACATCTTATACTTATTATGTGGCTGTTGCTATTGGAATGTGCGAGGGGGAAGTTAACGGCATAGGGCGTATATGGGATAGCGGCACAGCGTATGAAAAAAACTCTATAAATTCTAATTGGTCACTCGATAGTACGACACTAGCGGCCATAAAGGCATTGTATTATGATTCCGATGGTGACGCACTCGATACGGAAGATGATTTGTCAGTGTTCTATGGTTCGAAAAATCAAGACCCGTGGTCGTATATGACAAGTAAGCACAACGGAACGACAACATATACCGGAAGTGGATCGGGCGTTGTATCTTCGGCCAATTCTTATAAAATAACAATTACCGTTCCCACAGGCTATACTTTCGGTAGCCTTAAGTCGGTAAGCGTTGACAGCGATTATTACAGCTTTAACTCATCCAGTTTAACTTTTACATTTAGCCCAGTATTCACCAATCAAACTATTACCTATACCTATACTTATTACGGATATAGCGTATCGGATAATCATGCTCTCATATATCCTTATATAGCGTATGTGGCGGGATATTTAGATTTAGGAAGTGATAACACATTACCATCTTATGGGTTTGAGATATTCGGTAAGAATATATACGGTTCTGGCAATCTTGATGCCGAACCGTATTATATTATCCGGGGAATTTTGTTTGATAATGTTTTTGGTATTGGATATAGTTCGGATTATCTGTATGATATGACACAGTATCGGAATTATTGCCTTGCTAGTGGATTGTTTTTGTCGCTGGTAATTGAAGACGATCAAAGCCAAGCGGCAGATGTTCTCAGCGACATTATGACGGCTACGAATAGTCAGGCCGTTATGACGCAAGGAAAATTAAAAATCATTCCGTATGGGACTTCAACAATTACTGCTAACGGGGTAACATTTACGCCGGACTTAGATGCTGTTTTTTCTTTGACGGATGATGATTATCTCAATGCTGATGAACCTGTTAAGGAAAATCAAGACGATACCAGTGACATTTATAATTTTCAACAGCTTACTTTTAAAAATCGGGCGGATGAGTATGCGGATGATGTTGTTAGCTTTGAGGATTTAGCAAGCATAAAGGATATTGGCCTTAAAAAGGCCGATTCGGTTTCTCTTGATTGCATTTGTACTGCCACTGTCGCTGGCGTTGTTATTCAGAACATTGGAGAAAGGACAATTTATCACCGAAAAACGTATGAAATTGTCTTACCATATTATCCATATATCGTTCTTGACCCTATGGATTTATTAGAAGTAACGGAAAGCTATTTAGGTATTGATGCAGAGTTAATGCGTATTACCGACATTAGCATTTCCGATAAACTTGAAATTACAATTACTGTTGAAGAAGTAGGCGTTACAGGTTCAGGAACTGTTGAATATAGTGGGCAAACGGCTATAAGGGCTTCGAGCAATGCGGCAGTAAGTCCCGGAGATGTAAATACGCCGACCATTTTTGAACCGCCTAGCGAGTTAGGCAACGGATATGAAGTTTGGGCCGCTGTGAGTGGCGCTAGTAGTAATTGGGGCGGCTGTTATGTCTATATCTCTTCTGATGGAGACACTTATAAAAAGGTTGGCGAAATAACATCGAAGGCTAGACAGGGTGTTTTAACCGCGGCGTTAGCAAGTGGTGATGACCCGGACACAGCCAACACCCTTAAAGTTAATTTAACTGAGAGTTTGGGTGAATTATCTAGTGGCACTCAAGACGATGCCGATGATTACAATACCCTTTGCTATGTTGATTCTGAACTTGTTTCTTACGAAACGGCTACGTTAGGAAGTTCGTCTTATAATTACACCCTTTCTTATTTAAGAAGGGGCGTATATGGCACAACCATTGCGGAACATGCCAGCGGTTCAGATTTTTTAAGAATTGATTCCGATAGATTTTTTCAATATGAATTTACTGAAGAAGACATCGGGAAAACAGTCTATCTGAAATTCTGCTCTTACAATATTTTTGATGCTTGTGTGCAGAGCTTGGCAGACGTAACTGAATACACTTACACCATTACCGGTTCGGCTATGTATTCATCCCTTGACGATGTTGAAAATCTCTCTATTTCCTACTCCAATAATACCGCTGTTCTTTCTTGGGACGCTGTTACTGATTTTAGAAGTCCTATTTATTATGAAATCCGCAAAGGCGATACGTTCTCAGAAGCCCAGGTGTTAGGTAGGGTTAGTACAACAAGCTACACCCTGCAATCTACAGGGAACTATTGGGTAGCAGCGGTATTCCAGAAAACATATAACAGCAAAACGTATATCGCGTATTCAGCAAACTGGACTGAAATCGAATGTACGTTGGCGACTATCGCAACCAATGAGATTTCAAGCATTGATGAAGCCGGAACGGATTGGTCTGGTACTTGTTCGGGTGGTGCCGAAATAAAAAGCAATGTTCTTCAATTAGGTTCCGCGAATGAAGTCGATGCTATTACCGTCAATGTTGATACCATAGATGATTGGGATGAATACGGCGGGATTTCTACAAGTGGTATTTATACCATTCCGACCGAGCATATTTTTCATGTGGATGAAGACCAGGCCATTACTTTTACGGCAAGCTATGATGTTTCTGTTGTATTGGAAAATGGTGATTTTGATAATGTTACAAGCGTTGACGCCTTAGCGTATTGGGATAATGAGGACCCGAATTATGGTTCGGCTACAGTTCAGATCAATGTAGCCTTAGCGGATGGAACATATACAGGCTGGCAAGACTTCACACCGGGCCAATATTATGGCTCGTATTTTAATTTTAGGATAGTTTTGGCAACGACCAGTAACGAATATAACGTGCTGGTTTCTTCGTTCATAGTTTCGGCCACGGTAGATACCCGCTATGAAAGTGGAAATGTTACCGTCACAGCTGATGGGATAACCGTTACCTATACGAAAAAATTCAACAATATCCCGAAACCTTCAATTACTATCTTCGATGCAGAAGAAGGCGACACCGTTAAACTGACTATCCAAACGTCTAGCGGGTTTACAGTCGCAATCACGAATAGCGGTACAGCGGTTTCAAGATCGATCAATTGGACTTCAATCGGATACTAAGGAGAGTGATGATATGTCACAATCAACAACAACGGTTGCCAATGGAACAGGCAAGGCGGTTCGTACCGGATTTAATGCCGCAATTCAAGCCGTTCAATCCATGTTTTACGGCTCGGATGACCCTTTAACACTGGGATATTCCGTTGCTGGAATGATTTGGTTGGATAGTGGCAACCATTTAGTAAAACAAATGAACAGCGGTAATACGGCGTGGGTAACAATAGGCACCATTAACAGTTCTACAGGTATTATCACCTGGACAAATCACGTTGCTCTGCCGCTTGCTGGTGGCACAATGACCGGGGCTATTAAGACACCAAACCCGGTCAGTCTTACCAGTTCAAGTGGTGTAGTTACTTTGACCAGTGGAAGTAATTCCTTTGTCGTCAGCGGTACAGAGGCAGTAACGAAAATTACCGGATGGACAGCGGGAGTTGTTGTTATTCGTTGGGCTACGGCAAGGACATTAACCTATAATTCAACTTCGCTGATTCTACAAAATAGCCAGAACCGGACAACGGCGGCGGGGGATATTGGTATTTATGAAATGACTTCTGCCGGAGCAAGGGAAATAAATTATTTCTATGCTTCAACCAGCACAGAAACGGCGGCTTTTCCGTTAGGGCTAGGGGATTATATAGCAACCGGAATGAAGATGTCGAGCATATCCAGCTTAGTAGCGACACTAGAAGGTGGCACTGTTGTTATTGACAATACCCCGGTTGCGGTTGGCTCTGGAACAGTAACTTTGCCAGCACAAGCTGCGAATTTGATTTATGCAAATTCAGCGGGTGAATTGGGTTATGTTGCGGCGGCTTTTCCGACAAGTTTTTTGGATGATTACACTATTGGTTTTTGGGAGTTTAACCAAACGACATCGGGGGCAACCATTCCAAATACTGCAACCAGTTATTCCAGTAATGCGGTTGCCAATGCGCTAACGCCAACCGGCGGCGTTTCGGCGGTTGATGGATGGTGTGGAGATTATGCGTTAAAACTGGATGGAGCTAGCGGGTATTTTGTTGGGGCAAATACCACGAATTTCCCGAGCGGTTCGGCGACGAGAGAAATGAATTTTCTTTTTACAGTAAACAAAATAAATACTTCTGCAATAATGCTTTTGGCAAACTATGGTGCTATATCTACAAGTGGTTTATTTGGGCTATATATTAACACTTCTGGATATTTATATTTAGATGGATATAGTAATGACATAAGTACTGGATTTATAGTTGAAGTTGGTAAAACTTATTTGGTAACTATGCAATATGATGGAACATACATTTATGTTTATGTTAACGGTTCCTTGATTTATAAAGGAACGTGGACAATTTCCACTACATTGACATATTCAATGTATGTTGGGCAATTTGTTGGTGGTGCTTCTTCTTATTATTCGTACATCACTTGCCATTATCTTGAACTTCGTACAAAAATGCGCTCTGCCGCAACATTAGGCGCAATGGCAAATTCGCTTATGTTGCCTTGCTTCTACGACAAAAATAGCGCAACAGCCCCTACCGTTCCCACGGCGTATTCTTCAACATACCACGAATATTTATTTGCCGATACAAGCACAACCGTAGCCGACAGTAATACTACGACTTCTGCGTTGGATGGCACAGCGACAAATACCACGGCGGCGCAAACCTCTGATATTGGACTAACTTATTCTAGACTATTTAGTGCAGGATATGTTTCGCTAGGGTCTTTTGCTGTAGCAAGTACATTCTCTTATATTGGTGTAGTAAACATTTCTTCTTACTCTACGGCACGATGCCTATGGAGCAATAGACCATCAGGTGGTACAGGAATTTGTTTATATATAAATACTAGCGGTTACCTAAGTTACTTCTCTGGTACGACAGAAACTGTATTGACAAGCACTCCGATAACAACGGGAAGTGCTACTTTTATTGCTGTAACCATTAACGGTACGACAGCTACGGTCTATATGAACTCTGGACAAAAAACATTAACAAAAACAGTAACTACGCCAAGTACAACTAGTGCGGCGGCTTATATTGGATACGATGTATATGGTTCATGTTATATGACAGGTAAATATGATTATTGCATGTTTGTCGACTCGGAATTATCTCAAGCTGAAATAGATTACTACTATACAGAACTTATGGAAACAGGGCGTAGAAGTATTATTGACGATGTATTATCCAGCGGTGAAGTCGCTTTGTGTTTTGCCAGAACAAATGCCAGCAAAATTATTGAGTATAACGATACCGACTATAAGTATGGACGCAGGGAAAAGGCGACTGGTGGCAATAGGCAGGTTTTCTTAGGATGGAAGTATATTAGTGGTGCCGGGATATCTAAATTTGTAAATACATTGGGAACACAGAAAGTTCGAGTCACTGTAAACTACGCAGAAGATGCTAATGGTAAGAGTGAAACGAAAGCTGAAGAGTTTTATTATGATGGTTCTGGTAGTAGGGGAATTAGGATTATTAAAAATCAAGGTAATTCAGATATTTATATTTATAATCCAGGGACTGGATTAATTGCTAATAATACCAATGATGCGTGGCTAACAACCGGCTATCTTGGCGTTTATGTAGAGTCATTAGAAGAGGCGGAAGGGGTGTAATAAATGAGCAAATACTATAATTCAACCACTGGCGAATTGACCAGTACAGCCCCCTGGGGCAATCATTATTATGATGATGACCTAAAATCAGAGTTATATAGCGAGTGGTCGGAGGTGGCAGATAGCTATACACCGACTGTTACCTTGGCAGAAGCACAGACAACCGCTATTACATCGTTAAAAACCCAGGCGGCGGCTGAATATGTGGCAGGGTTCACTAGTTTAGCAACTGGGACAGCCTTATATTATGATTCGGACACTACCACGCAATCGCAGATTACCGCGGCGTCATTATTGGCCGTTGCTTCATCTACCCAATTTGCCACGCTCTATCCTTCGGGTATTACTATTCGGGCTAAAGCCAGCAGTACAGCCGATGACAGCACAAAAACCAAGTATGCGCATACCGCAAGCCAAATCATTACGCTTAGCACCGACATGCAGACCATGCTATCTACTGTAAAAACTAAGCTATGGGCATATCAAGAAAAGGTTTATGCCGCTACAACTGCTGCCGAAGTTGAAACTATTATGGCCGCTGTTTCGTGGTCATAGCCAAAAATGAATAGGCCAAGAGAGCCATGCCGCCAATGAGCGGTTTTTATTATGCAATTTTTTATTGGGGAGTGGGTGAAGGTGTGGAGCTATATAAATTTTGGGACAGGATAACGGAGTCTTGGCATATTAATTTAGCTTGCTGTATGGCTCTTAATTGGCTATTTGGTGAGTATCGGGCAGGGCTAGGGGCATTAACCTGCCTGGTCGTGCTTGATTGGTTTACTAAATGGGGTGTACTTTCCCGGTGCGCTGGGGGCTTTTGTATTGCATGGAAAACCGATGTTATAAGTAGCCGGGGAATGAGAGAGGGACTAAAAAAAATAATCTGGTATATGGTTGCGTTGATTGCGGCGCATCAGTTAGAACAGTTTGCTATAGCCGGATTTACCATAGGCCATACCTCCACCGAGTTTATGAGCGCGTATCTGGCTATTATCGAAGCAAAAAGTATCCTTGAAAATTTGCGCGACATGGGCATGAAAGAGGTTGAACCTTTGATTATCCTGTTAGGCAGAAAACAAAACCAAATTGTAGGAGGAAAAGAAAAATGAAAATATTTATTAATCCGGGGCATTGTCCTGGAATAGACCCCGGTGCAGTAAATTCCATAACTGGTTTGCGCGAATGTGATGTAGCTTTAAATATCGGGAATAAGGTTGCAGGATATTTGCAGGCTGTAGGCTATGAAACGCAAGTTTTGCAATCGGATAGTTTAAGTGAAATCTGTGAAACGGCTAATAACTGGGGCGCAGATTTATTTATATCAATTCATTGCAATAGTGCCGGAACGCCGGATGCAAGAGGCACAGAAACTTGGTATTGTGATGGTTCTACCGCGGGCGAGAAGCTTGCGGCCTGCATCGATAAGCAAATAGTAAACTCTATTAATGAGGTTGACCGGGGGGCGAAAGATGCTAAACCGCATGTAAATGGTCTATATGTTTTAACTAACACCAATATGACGGCGGTACTTGTTGAGACAGCTTTCATTTCCAACCCGGATGAAGAAAAAATACTCGCTGACGTTAACATGCAGGATGAATTTGCAAAGGCAATTGCAAGGGGAATAACTGACTACTAAATATAACTATTTGACATTCTTTATAGATAATTATGCCTAAAAATATAATAAATAGTAATAAAGTGTAGATTTATATTACCCATAGGTGTAAAATTATTATAAAAGAGTCAAAAGAAAGGTTCTTACTATGCAAAACCTTTTAAGCTTATTGAAACCTTATATTCCATATCTAATCGAATTGGCAGAAAAATTACTGCTAGTTTTATTAAAAAAAGTAAAAAGGAGAAATGAAACCATGAGCTTCAAAATCACAGTACAAGACAGTAGTGGCAATGCGCTGGAAGGCGCGAGCGTAGCCTACACAGCAGATGGTACAACCAATACCAAAACAACGGATTCAAGTGGTCTAGTAGAGATTACCGGATTGGCGGCTGGGACGTATACGTTTACAGGAAGCATGTCGGGTTATGCCGATAATTCCGTAGAGTTGACTTCAAGTGATGATACCACTGAAGTAGACGGAACAATTGCTTTAACCGCTGAATCCACTACTACAACCGAGGAGGAATCTACTGTGTCAACTGTTGAAGATGCCGCTAAGGAAGCCGCCGTTACTGCTGCGATTTCTACAGCCGCTACTACAATCACTAGTGTAGTATCTAGTAATAGTGGCTTGATTTCAAAGGCCACTACCGAAATTTCTCGGCTAACTGCCGAGATTGGCACAACTGAAAGCATTTGGGTTAAAGTTCGTGACGCAGCAGAAGTCACACTTTTAAGCGGACTGCTGGCTGGTGTTACTGCTGGTTCGGTAGCTGCTATAAAAGAATTAGAAGAAAAAATCAAATAGCCACTGCTGGCCCGGTCATTGATCGGGCCTTATTTTTGCATAGGGAGAGTGACAATACAATGAAGGTAAATGTTTTATTCTACTTTGGAGATAACTTGATAGGCAAGGTTATTGATGTTGTAGAAGGCAAGGGTAAGGACCCAAGCCATACCGGTATATTTATGTTTGGTAAGCTGTTAGAAGCTATGCCAGATGGGTTTATAGAGTCGCCAGCTACTACATATGATGGACTAGACACTAAAATAATCACCGTTGATGTTCCCAATATGGAGGCGGCAGAGGATAAAGCGAAAAAATTGTTGGGTAAGCCTTATGGCTATATCGATTGTGTTAATGGAGGTTTGCATGATTTAACTGGCAAAAATGTTCCTGGTGATGGTGAAATAACGGTCAATTGTTCTGAGGCTGTTACTCGGATACTTCGTGCTGGTGGGCTGGATATTCTTCCAGGATTATATGCTGATAATGTGACTCCTGCGGACTTATTGAAGGCATTGGAGGTGGCGGCATGATTAAGATACCGGATTTTAAGGTTATGGCACCTGCACGATGGTTTACATTTATTAGCGATTGGTTATTCGATAGCAAAATAAAAAAGAAATAATCACTGCTGATTCATCTGAAAGCAACTTGATTTGTCTCTATATCGCCCTTATAATATAAATAGAACATATGTTTGTATTGAGGGGCGGTAAAAGTGGCTAAAGTATTTGTCGAGGTTACAGCAAAACACGGAGTAGACGGTGCTGTTCGGCCCATAAATTTGAAATGGGTAGATGGTAAGGTGTTTGAGATTGATCGGCTTATTGATGTTCGGCGCGCGGCTTCTCTGCGTGGTGGAGGCTTGGGTATAAGGTACACATGTAAGATTATGGGGAAGCAAGTATATTTGTTCGATGATGAAGGCAAGTGGTTTATAGAAAAATAATAAAAGTAAGGGGCGCAAGGTTTTGGACGATACAAAGAGCATTTTAGTCAGGTTGCCGACTGATTTTCGTGACAGATTAAACAAGCTATCAATTATCATGAATCAACGTCATTTAGGGGGACGTTTTTCAGCTCAAAGTATTGCCAGTGCCGCTATAATCCGTGAAATTGAAAAGTTGGAAAGACAATACTCAGAGCAAGAGTTAAAAGAGGGGTAAGTTAATTAAAACTTGCCCCTCTTTATCATCCCTGTGCTATAATATTTTTAGGTTGTCTGGGAACGGTTAGCCACGCCCTTTTTGAAAGGGGGTGGTGCTTATGACTACATATGAAGCGCTGTCTTTTGCAGTAGCATTTGCCACGTTAATTGTGTTAATCATAAAAAAGAAATAACCGCTCCCCGTCCAAAGGCTGCGGTTATTTCTTAATAATCCTGTTTTGGGCTAACCGTTTCCGGTTAGACAACCTGTATGAGGGCTGGCGTGTGGTATACGTCAGTCCTTTTCTACGTTTATTGTATCCATTTTGAAATATATTTTCAAGCGTATTACTAAAAATTACCCCAAAACTTCAACAATTGACTCATTCCATAGAATCTGATACCCGGAATGGCCGTTGCGTTCATATGGCATTTCTTCAGCATAATTTTTCCCGGTATCGGTTAAACGCCATTCGCCATCCTGCTTTTTCTGTAATTCAAGTTCCACTAACAGCAGATTAACTTCTGAGGCCTTTAAACCGATTTGTTTGCCTATCTCTGTAGGGTTTAAAAATCCGGTTTCATGTTCTGCTGGGGGTAACAATTTTTTCAACGGGTCTAATTCTAAGCCTGTACTTTTCTCTACCATTGTTATGGCGGCGGCTTGGGCTATCCCCGGTTTTACACCCAGCCTTTTTGATATGTACTCGGCTGTGTCGAGCGCGTCTTCGACGGCAGGCTTAACTCTTGGAATTGTTTGATTGTAAATGATTTCCGGCGCGGGTTGCTTTTCCATTTGATTAAATTTTGTTACATAGGCCGCAGTAAATAATACCCCTTTTTCGCCAGTAAGTTTGTTAGCTACCATTTCACAGCCCATTTTTGTGATTCGATAACACGGTAATGTCCGTCCAGTGGTGTCTTTGTATTCAGATTCAATGAAAAATTCACTGAGTCCAAAATTGGACTTAGTAAGAGTTTCAGCATAACCTCGAATGTCACGCATTAAATGATTGTGTTCTTTCCCAACCATTTCAGCAACTTCGCGGCTATCCAATGTTATAGACTCAGTTATTAGTTGATTCATATTCACACCCTCCAACATTTCATTTTTCTGATAAAAGTATGGTTTCTATTGTTCAATAAGCGGAAATACTCCATGCTGTTTAAGTAAGTCGTAAAGATACAATCTTCCCTTTTGCGTCCACTTTGTAAGCATATTCACATCTGACGTTCCGTCTTTATGCTTGAAATCAGTTGTTTCAGAATGAGTAAAGCCTCTATGCTGAATATCCTTATATAAAAGCCATTGACCGCTTTGCTTGTACTGTACCTTTAAATCATGAAGGAGTTTGTTCATGGTCTTTCCACTCATGCCGTAATCTTTGGCAATTTGAGTGATAGTAACTAGCCCCTTGTTTTTCAAAATTAAGTCTGTATAGTCCGCTTTTGGCTTTAACTCATTGATGATTTGCGACTGTTGGGAGTTTTGTAGTTTTAATAACTGCTTTTCTTTTTGTTCCTCAATCCATTTTTCAGCACGCTGAATTGGGTCTTCAATCGTATAAGACGCAATCTCGCCTGCTTTCACTTGGAAGTATGTTTCTTCTAGTCTGTCAAATTGTTGCCATGCTTTATCCGTGTCTAGAATTTTGCAATGGCGGTTTGCTCCTCGCTTTGTCCATAAAATTAGAACCGGAGCAAATTTAATTGAAGGTTCCTCGATATTATCTAGTAACCTCTTGAAAGCCTTTAATTCTTCGCCTTCAAGCTTAAAAAAGTGTTGTCCCTCAGTAAACCTAGTTTGATGATTGTTAAAATTTTGTTGGATGTTTATTACTCCACATTCATAAACCTGTGCCAATTGTTGAGTAGTTAATACCCGGCTTCCTTGATACTCAATTACAGCTAACTCATTCACGCTAATACCTCCTTGCTAAGCAAAACTGATAAACGTTTATCTTTGTGAGCATATGATAACAAATTGTAGTACCAATAGCAATATTTTTTTAAAAATATCACAAATAGTTATTTTACAATAAATGGATATAGAGACGATAAAAAAGAGAACGAAAAATCGTTCTCTATACTGAAAGCTATTTATATATTTTTTTAAAACAAAGAGTAATTACTGAGCGATAATAATTGTCTAAAATATAAATATATGTTATAATTATATTAAGGGGGTGGTACTATTGAAGCCAATACATATCTAGGTTATCTACCGAAAAAAGACAAAATTAAAAGAAGCCCGCTCTAGTTTAGCCGCCAGACGGACTTCTTACACCGAACCCTTGAGGGAGTATTAACACTACTTGAGGGAGTATTAACACTACTTGAAAGGAGTTCTGTTATTAGTATAGCAGAGTTTAATCTCCATATCAAGGGTGGGACTTGAAAGGAGATTTTTTGTGACCGAGAAAAACACGCAGTGTTTTAGAAGTGGAAACACTTGCGTACTAAAAGGCAAGGCACTAGAGCTAGTAAAGCTTTTATTGACAAGCAAGTTGGTGGGGGCAGACTACATTGACAAAGATTGTTCAACGGTGGAACGAGTTTCTACAGGATTTTCTTTGTATCGAAAACTAAATTCTGGTAGAAAACGATTATTGAATGAGCTGATGCGTGATAATCAAGAAGCTTTTCAATGCGATACAACCGCTTTTTTAGATGTAATTTGGTTGTTGAGATGGGCGGTGCAATATGAATAATCTTGTACTGGCTAAATCAGAATCGTTCGGTAGTGTTAATTGTGATTTTTATAATGATGGTAACGAAATTCTGATGACTCGACGTCAAATCGGTGAAGCCCTCGAATATAACAATCCTAATGATGCAATTAACGACATTCATAGTAGGCATAAGAAGAGATTAGATAAATTTTCAACCACCCGCAGATTGCGGGTACTTGAGGGAAATAGGGAAGTTACTCGTGAAGTTGTACTTTATTCTGCTAAGGGAGTATATGAAATTTGCCGTTGGAGCCAACAAAGAAAAGCAGATGCTTTCTTTGATTGGGTATATGAAATTCTTGAAAGTATCCGTAAAGGCGAATTAATAGTTGCTAAGCCAGCAGAAATAAGCAATCCAAATAAAAAAATAGCTCCGGCTGTGCAGGATGCTTATCTAACATCAAGGGCCTTAATGAAAATGTTTGGTGTTAAGCGTGGGCTTGCCCAAACAATAGCAATAGACATGATCGAAAACAGCACAGGATTAGAATTGGATTCACTTAGGAAATTGCTCCCACAAGAGGAACGTGAAGCAGAATATATGACCGCCACGGCTCTTGGGGTACGTTTAAACGTTTCTCCTGTACGGGTTAATAGAATACTTAATAAGTTAGGGTTTCTTAGAAAAGGCGAAGAGAGATATGGATGGATGCTTACCGAAGAAGGGAAAGAGTACGGAAAAGAGTTTTCTTGTACAGGTTGCGGCTATCAAATACGATGGAAAGAGTCAGTTGTTGGTTTAGTTGCTGAACATTGTTGAGTAAAAGGAGGAAGTTTATAGTGGCTGATATTTTAAAAGTTGATCAAATTTTATTAAAGCAAAGGCTTATGGAAAAGCACTGGCAGAAGTTCTTTTATAGCCGGATGGAATATAGCAGATGGTTTGTATCTTCGGTGGATGAATTTATGGATGAAATGCATAAAGAGTATTTGAATTCTAAGCCTTTTTTATTGAATTGGGAATAGGAGAATACCACCAGAACATAAAAACGCTGTTAGCGCGAAGCAAGAAGCTTTTAGAATAAATATAAGAGGATAATCATATGAATAAATTATGTTGGAAAGAGTTCTCGAAATCCGGGGAATTAAAAGTAAGAAACAAGTCATTTAAAAATTCGACTTTGTTGCGTGATTTCGCAAAACAATTATTCAAGAAGACAGAATTTTTAGAAATTGTATCGTATGGGGAGGAAGGATAAAATGAAAAAGGGAATTTGGAGTTTTAAGGGCAAAGCAAAAGATTTTACTAAAACACGGAAGTAATTATGTGGTATAATAAAAGCACGATAAAATTAATAGAATAACGAAGGGAAATTGTGGGTACAAGATAATTACCCTCAAAAATACCCTCTAGAGCAGTATATTCCATTCTAAAAGATGCTACAATACGAATTGAATTTGTTATATGAAGTGTGAGAAATGCAGACAGTTCTTAATAGTTCCAAAAGAGAGAACTATGACGGCGTATCTCGCATTCAAGAGGTCAGGGGTTCGATCCCCCTCGTCTCCACCATTGAATTCAAGGCTTGCAGGGTTTTTACTCTGTAGGTTTTTTCATTTTGACGATAATATTACGACAACAGCTAAATAAAAT